GCCGGCAAGCTGGGTCGGCGAGATCACCACGCTGGTGTCGCCCTGGGCGATGCCGCCGACGATCTCTTCGGGCTTATAGTCACGCACGAAGCCGCGCACCGTCAGGTCGGTCGAGGTGCGCCGCAGGACAATCGTCTGGCCATGCTGCGCGATGTCCCGGTCGAGCATCGAGATGGCGGCGTCCGAGTTCATCCGTACACCCGATACGGCTGGAGAAGGTCGGTGACCGCCTGGGCAATCGCCTTTCCTGCGACGTCAGAAACCGTGAACTGCTGCTCGCCCACGCCCTCGACCTTCTCGCTGCGCAGAAACAGGCTCTGCGCGCTCAGGGAAAGCATGTGACGGGATTGAAGGGTGATTGCCGTGATGATCGGCGCCGGGATGTCGTCGATGGCATCGCCGTAGCCGGCCTTGAAGCGGATGGTGACGGAGCCGACGCCGTCCTGAACGGACGGCCAGCAGTAGCCCGGAGCGGCGACCACGCGCGCCGGCGTGTCCATCACGACGCGATAGCGCGCCTCGGGGATGGTCTGCTCTTCGCCGAGGGGATCGACATACCGCACTGCCTCAACCTCCTCGAGCGGTGGCAAGGGAATGCGAATAGGCGCCGGCGGGAAATCGTCCATGACGTATTCCCAGGTCTCGGTCAGAAGGACCCGGCCGATCAACCCGGCCGGGCCATTGATGAGCGCGTATGCCGCCCTGATGGCTCCTTCGAGAGCAGCATCATCGTCGCTGCCGACACGGAGACGTGCCTTGATCGCGGCGAAGAACACTGCCTTCAGATCGTGATCGCTTTCGATGAGAACCAGCGGCATCTCGGCCTCGATCAGGCTACGGGCTTCTGCGACGGATTGCCGAGGACGGCCACGGCGCCGGCGGCGATCGACGTGCCGCCGTTCTTGGTCAGCACCACACGAACGAAGCGCTTGTTGCCGACATAGCCCTGCTTGAAGCTGCCATCGGCCGTCAGACTGGCCGGGAGCGAGCCGATCAGGCCATAGGCCGGGACATCGGCGAAATCACCGTCGGTGGTCGTGTCCGATTCCTGGAGCTTGGCGGTGTAGTCGCCCGCGCCGGCGATAGCGCCGGTGTTGACGACGATGGCGAGCGCGTCGAAGCCCTTTCGGTCGATCGCGTTGCCCTTGATGGTTGCCGCCTGGACGGCCGGCGAGAGCGCGAGCGCCACGCCGATATTGGAGGTGAGATCACGCATTGGCGTGCCCTTTCTCGATGGGGGGAAAGGCGGGCTGATAGAGCCCGCCCCGTCGCTTAGTTCGCGGCGAACTTCAGGAACTTCACGGCCTCGAACGAGATGGCGCCGCCGCCGACCCGCTTCGTGGTGTAGAAGCCAACGAAGCCCTTGTTCGTCAGGGCGTCTCGCAGCACGCGGATGCCGATGCGGTCCACGATCTGATAGGCCTCGCGGAAGTCGCCGAAGGCGATGGCCGGCGCATCCGCGGCGATCGTCGGCATGTCCTCGGCCTCGGCGATGTTGAAGCCGAGGAGCGTACCACCCGACAGGGCCTGCAGCGACGGTTGCCACAGGTAGTTGCCCTGGCCGTCCTTCAGCTTGCGGACGGAAGCGACGCTCGTCCGCGACATCATGAAGTTGGCGTTGCCGCGGTAGGCAGCCTTCACCGAGTAGACCAGGTCGATCAGCTTGTCGGAGCCGCTGGTGCCGTTGCCGAAGCCGCCGGCGGTGCCGGTGGCAAGGTACTGGAACGTGCCCCAGTCGCGATCCTTGTCGGCCGTTGCTGCCTGCGGGTAGTCGAGGAGGCCGCGAGGCTTCAGAAGGCCGTCACCCGTAAGGAAGGCCGCATTTTCGGCCCGGGTGAACTTGTCCGAGGTCTTGTCGGCCAGCCACGCCTCGATGTTGAAATTCGAGTCGTCGAGCAGGCGCTGCGTCACCAGCGGGAAGGCGTAGATCTCGTGGACCGGGATCTCCCACTTGCCAAGCTTGGGAGTTGCCGTCTCAGGTCGCGGCTGCTTCTCCCCGACCCAGCCCGCCGCACCCTCGCCGAGGTCGTTGAAACCCTCCATGCGATCCGTGCCGATGGTGACGACCGTGGCGAGCTGGCGCATCGGCGAGGTCTCGTAGACCCGCTTGATGATGCGACCGGAGGTGTCCGGGGTGACGGTATAGCCGCCGTCCGGGTCCGAACCGATCGACATGGACTTGCGCTCTTCGGCCGAAAGCCGCTCGCCCTGCCGCATATAGGTGTTCAGGCCCGACTTATAGGCACGGAAGCCGGCGACATCGACCTGCTCGCCGAGTTCGACCGAGAACTGGGCCGCGGCCTTCACCTCGGCGTCGTCATTGCCGCCGCCAGAAACGGCGAGGCGACCGACCTTGGCCTCGATCTCGTCCGCACGCTTCTTGGCCTCGTCAGCCAGACGGTCGAGTTCGGTATTGATCCGATCGACCTTCTCGGCAGTGGCGGTGTCCGCGGCGCCGAGCTTCTTGATCTGGGCCTGCATTTCGTCGTTGGCCGTCTTGAAGGCAGCAAACGTCTCGCCCTGCTGGTCCAGCAGGGTCTTAATTTCCGGGTCCATGGGGACCTCCTATCTGAGGATTGCGATGTTGCGGCGCAGAAGGGCCGCGATATCGGCGTCGTCCTCATCCCGAGGTTCCGCAGCCTTGAAGCCGCCGGCAGCAATCGCCTTGGCGGCAGCGTGCGAGAACTTGCCTACATCCCGCAGGAAGTCCTCGAATTCTCGAATGGTCTTGATGTCCGCAGCGGACTTCACCGCCGAGACGCGCGCCCGGTCGTTCGACGGATCGTCGACGAGCGAAACCTCGAGCAGCGCGACTGCCTCCAACTGCCGCTTCGGCTGGTTGGCGCCCGTCCCTCGCGTAGCCCGCTTTGCCCGATAGCCGATCGAAAGGCCGTCCAGGACGCCGTCTTTCATCAGCCCGTAGATGCGCCGGCCGTGGTCGGTATCGAGGCCGGAGAGCTTGCCCTCGACATAGAGCCCGCGCGCATCCTCCCGCATCAGTGACCACTTGCCGATTGGCAGGTCGTCCCCAGTGAACGGGTTCATCGTCGTGCCGTGCATCAGCTTCATGGAAGGCAGGCGGCCGCGGCTCGACCAGTCGCTCAGGCTTTCCGAGAAAGCGCCCGGGACGATGACGTCACCATGGCTATCGATATTGCCGAACACCGCGCCGTAGCCGGCGAACTCGCCGGTCTTCGCGTCGATCTCGTCGGCCGCGAACTTCACTTCGAATCTATCCATGGGGCGGGTCCTCGGCTGGCGGCTTGTTCGACGGCGCCGCAAGATTGGTCGCTTCCGGGAGCACATCGCCGCCGGGGAGCGGGTTAAGGTCCAGCTTGGCCCTGACCTCGTTCTGGGTCAGCCAGCCCTTGGCGCCGCCGCTTCCCAGGGCCTTCGCGAAGTATTCCGACTGGTCCTTGGCCGAGGCCATCATCAGCCCGTTCGGCACGAACTTCGCGAAGACATCCTCGTCCTCGCCGATCAGGTCGACGTCGATCGACTGCTGCAGGTCCTCGTACCAGGGCGACAGGGTGTGAACGTTGTGCGCGTTGAAAAACGCCTCGGCGCTGGCGAAGGTTGGTGTCTGGTCGCCGGCGTGCCCGATCATCTGCGGGAACACGCCGAAGCTGCGGCAGATTTCCTCGATCTGCATCCGGCGCGTTTCTAGATGCTGCGCATCGACGCCGGTCATAGCCATCTTCGTGAAGCTGGCCTTGCGATCGAGCAGGAGCGTCCCAAACCGATTATTGCCGGCGACCTGGTCGGAGATGTTCTCATCGATCCAGGTCCGCAGCTGCTTATACTGCGCCGCATCCAGCGTGTTCTCGACGGAGAAGAGGCCAGACGTCTGCAGTCCGTTCTTGTGCATCGAGGCCTGGCTGGCCTCGGCCGCGATCGAGAGGCCGATGGCCTCGCGGGCATATCGGACAGCATCGAGGCCAAGCCACGAATTCCAGGACGGGCCGCGCACGTGCCAGATCATGGACGCTGGGAATTCGCGCCGCGTCCCGTCGATGCCTGACACCACGTAGGTGAGCGATAGATCTCGCTCCTGCTTCACCGAAACCCGGTCGGGCTCGATCGGGAGCAGTTCCCCGATGTCGCCGCCGACGGTGTTCTTCAAGGCGTAGAAGTTGCCGGTCAGGCCACGGTGAAAGACAAGCGTGGTTCGGAACTGGAAACTCGTCTGCCACGGGTTCGGACGCCGATACAGCACGTTGTAGAGCGGGTGGTCCTTGGCTGGCTCGCTGCCGCCGCCGTCTGCGTCCCGGAAGAGCTTCAGCGGCACCTGCGCGACGCCATTCGCGATGACGCGCAGGCAGGCGAATACCACCGACACCTCAAGCGCGCGCTCGACGGTGACCGACACGCCGGACTTGGTCTCGCGACTGCCCAGGCGCCCGAGAAGCTTCGGCAGATCGGACAGCGCCAGCCCTTCGGCCGAGGACTTCGCCTGAAGTCCCCGCATGGATCCGAGCAGCCCCTTCATTCAGGCGCACCCGTTTCGAGCCGGATCGCCGCGAGCAGCGCGAAGGCACCACCGACGATGAAGCCCAGCGGCGCATACAGCAGCCAGCAGCCATAGACGATGGCCATGGTGCCGCCGACGGCGACGACGTCGCGCAGCACGACTGGAGCAGCACGGCGGATCAATTTCAGCATGGGTTCACCGTGCAGAGCTTACACTTCCCAGAACGATTTCTTGGGAGGCGGAACGAGGTCGATCGTGGCAGCGCCAGTCGCCATTGCGATCGTGACGATGCCGTCGATGCGGCCGCGCGAACGGACCTTGTCGAAGCAACGATTGTTCTGGCCGTCGAAGTCGAGCGCGGCATTCGCGGCGCAGGCGTAGGTGACGGGCGATTCCTCAATGGTGATCGTCTTCGTGAGGATGCGGTCCTCAAGCTTCTCGATCGAGCGCGGCATGCAGAGTTGGCGGTCCTCGAACATCACGCGTTTGCCCTGCGCGTGGCTGACGAGCCGGAGCCCCAGACCTTCAGGTTTGTCCGGGCCGAGCCAACGCCAGACAGGGAAGCCGATCTCACCACAGGCGTCCGTGAAGTCGAGAATCCCGGCCGGATCGAACGCCAGGAACTGGACGTCGTAGGTGGCGCAGAGTTCGGCGACCCTGGCGGCCACGAAGGTCTTGTCGATGGTGGCGCCGGGCACCGCCTCGAGATAGCGGGCCTCCTCCCACCGGTCATACGGCGCCTGATCGGCGCGTGCCCGATCGGCGAGACCATCGCGCGTCGTCCAGTACCAGGTCTTCGCCCAGAGATGGGCCTTGGCATCGATCCACACGGCCGTCAGCGCCGTCAGGTCGTTCTTGTCGGACAGATCCAGCGACAACCAGCATTTGCAGCCCTTCAGAGCCGGCAAATCGAGCTTGCCCTGAACCTCCGACCACGCCTCTTCGGCGATCCAGAAATCGATCGACCCGGTCGGAATGCCGAAATAGAGCCGCTTGACCGACATGGCGGTCGAGAGCAGCGACTTCGCCGTCTTCACCTGGCCGCGGATGTTCTCGATCGGAAAGGTGATACCGAGCGCCGGCAACGACTTCTGCCAGACTGCCTCATTGTCGAAGATCGTTTCCCAGTCTGCCTTGTCGACGCGAGCGATGAAGGCGAAGGCCTCGTCGTCCTCGATCTCGCCCTTGGCGACCTTCTGGTAGAACTCTGAATACTCGGTTCCGACGATCTGGGTCGACGCCGGCGTGTTGGTCCCCAGCAGCATCAGCGCGTCGCCCGGCATCTTCGCGATGGCGCCGCGCCACAGCTCGATCGACGTGTTGTTCTTGAACTCGTGGATCTCGTCGGCGGCGACCAGCGTGGGCTTCGGACCCGACACCGCCTCGCCGTTCGCCAACGCCTGAAACAGCGAGCCCGATTCCGGGAACTCCAGCTTCCAAGCGTTATCGCCCTCGCCGCGGACGACGACATCGCCAAGCGATACCAGGCTTTCGCCTTCGTCGGCACCCGGCATGTCGGCGCGCGCCATAGCGACCGCGTCCTTGAACAGGACGTTGGCCGTGTTCTTGTCCTGGCCGATCGCGAACGCCTTCGCTCGCGGAACACCGTAGAAGCCGGTCATGTAGAGGCCGATCGCGGCCATCAGCGGCGACTTCGCCTGCCCCTTGCCGGTCTCCAGCCATCCCGAGCGGAACCGCATCCGGCCGCTGGCGTTCCGCCAACCGAAGAGCGAACCAGCGACGAATGTGTGCCAGGGCAGCGGGTGGAACGGGCGGCCGACCATGGCGCCCTCGGTGATGCTCAGCACCGCCGGCATGAACCGCAGGACGTGCCCGGCCTTGTCCGGCACCCAGTGCAATCCGCGCGCCGGGCCGTCACGCAGATCCCGCAGGTGCCGCTCGGCAGCATGCTGGACCAGCTCGCCGACTACGAACTTCCCGTCTACAGCATCCTGCGCCCAGGCCGTGGTCGGATCATGCGCGGCGGGACTTGAGGAATTCATCGGACGCCCTGGCTTCCTTCTTCTTCCGCTCGACCTTCGTGGCAGCCGACCGGCGGCGCGGCGACAAGCCGAACTCGGCCTCGAGCACCGCAGCGTCCGACGCCAGCTCTCGCATGGCGGCGAAGTGCGGGCTGGTGCGAGCGATCGACCTGGGGTTCTTGCGGGCGGGCTTGGTGACCGCTCCGTGCTCGGCGACTTCCCGCAGCGAACGATCGTAGAGGACGTAGGCGACGACCAGCCGCTGCAGCGCATGCGCATTGCCCGGCGCCATCAACGTGCGGTCTTTCAGCTCCGTCGTGACCCGGCGCCAGTGTTCATGCGCGGCCGCGATTTCGAGCACGTCGCTGAACAGGCTTTTCCAGTCCGGCTCGGGGACAATCTCCCCGGTTCCTGCGATTTCGACGATGCTCATTGCGCGTCACCCCTTCGGGGTGGCCCCGACTTTTATCTTGGATTTTGATCTCGGTGCGAACGAGGGCCCGGACCGGTCGAGAGCCCCAGGCTTCCCAGACTTCGACCCTCCCCCTGGGGACATGGCCTCAAACGGGTTGACGACGCTGGCAAACGTCCTTTCAACTCCGACCATCAGGATATCCCCAGCGAGAGCGAAATTGACCGTCTTTACTATTAGACAGCTGGCGCGGGAATTCGATCTTTCCCTGCGGACATTGAGGTTTTGGGAGGAGCGCGAACTCCTCTCCCCGATCAGAGGTCGAGGCGACCGTCTATATACAGAGGCCGAACGTAGCCGGGTACGGGATATCATTGACTGGTCGGCTGCGGGGCTGACCTTGCGTGAGATCCGTTCAATGCAGTTGATGACCGACACCGAGCGCAGAGCATTCCTTCAGGTTCGACTGCCTGAGCTGCAGTCCGATGCCGACGAGAGCTATGCGAAGCGCAGTCATGCGATTCGGGCTATCCAGCAACGAGAGGAGCAAGCCGATATGCCAAGGATGACGAAACGAGCCGCCTGTTAGCGACCCGCAGTCATGGTGCCTTGTTCCAAGGGTGGTTCGGATCACGCGGCCGGCCCGATGCATCGTTGCCGATGACCTGACCGCGCTCCTCTTCCCTCTGCTTCGTCGCGCTATGGTGCGTGGTGCACAGACTCTGGTAGTTCGCCGGATCCCAGAACAGGGCCGGATCACCACGATGCGGGACAACGTGGTCGCATACCGTGGCGACCTCGGTGATACCCTGCTCGTCGCACTTCACGCAGATCGGGTGCGCCTTCAGGTGCGCGGCTCGGGCTCGCTTCCAGCGCGATAGGCCGTACCAAGCTCGCCATGGCTGGCTGCGAGGCTGGGAGGCACCAACCATGTCACCTCCTAAGAGATCCGGCGCGCGCGCATCATGTGCACGGAGTTGCCGGTGATCGTCGAAGCAGGGAAGTTGCGTCAACACTATCGACTTTATTCAGGATTCAGAACAATCTGCGGATTAGTGTTTGGCGACGAGCACACTATGTCCGAGGACAACTCGTTCTACGTCTGGCTTAAGCGGGCGCTGGCTTGGGAAAATCCACCCGACCAGGCGACGCACCCCACGAATCACAAGCAGACCACTATCGCGAGCCTCCAGAAAATGATCCTCGAGCGCGACAGCAGGATTACCGACCTCCAGAATCTGGTGTCCGTACTTTGGGCAGCAATTTTCGGCCTCATGCTGATCACGATCTGGGCTTGCCTACTTCGCTGACCGGCTCCGCCTTCCGCGTCTCGCATGCTCTCATGCTCACCCACCCACGCAAAAACCTGCGATTGAGAATTGGTACTTGGTGCCACGCGTGAAGTCGGGCTAGAGGCTCGCTTGGTCTGAGGCTTTGATGTTGGCGCATACGACTTCAGATCAAGCTCGAGGAAGGGCGGGCGAAAACTCGGCGCCTGCCGGAGCCTGTGGGAGAATCTAGTATGACGCCCGAACAGTTCAAAGCTTGGCGCGACCAAGAGGGTTTCACTCAGGACGAGGCAGCAGACGTTCTCGGAATATCGAAGGGGTCGGTTAGAAACTACGAACTCGGTAGTCGCCGCGAGGACGGCCGAGCCGTAACCATTCCTAAAACAGTCGCACTTGCCTGTGCGGCGGTAAGTGCCGGGCTGCAGCCTGCCGGGGGATAGACGCGGGTGCGAAGGAACCGCGGCACCGACCCAACGTTCTTGCTTTGGCAAGTTAGCGCAGATCGGAGGAAGCTATGATCAGCACAGCCGAGCGCAATCCACTTCATCACACGCAAAAAATGCAGTCCGCGTTTCGAGAGCTGCAGGGTCATCTTCGCGAAGATGTGAACAAGGTCGACGAGCCTCAACTGAAGGCCATGTTCGAGACCTCTGCCGAGGTGCTCGGCGGCCTGATTAGGGCGTTCCGCGACTACGAGGAGAAGAATGAGCCAGCCTGGCGATAGTTGACTGCGGCCCGGCGTCCTCCCGACTACCGGGCCGCATCGGGCTTTCATAGCCAACCCGGGGGAGGGCTCCAGCCGTCTCGGAATTTCAGGCATGGTTTTGATGGCGGGAAGCGACGAGCTTCTTCCCTATGGGGCCGGCGGTGATCCGCGCTGTCGCCAAGTCTCCGTCTAGGAACAAACACCTAGGCTATTATTCCCATGCCGTCAAGAGTCGCGCGGGAAGACGAATTGACCGAGCCTCGGTCAGATCCGAAACTGACACAACCTGTGTCAGTTTCGGAGGGATTACGACCTCTACGCCGCCTCTTTCGCCTCGATCCACTCCGGTGGGATCTCCATGGGCGTCTTCTGTCGGAACACCTCGACAATGGCACGGATCAGTCCGCCGGTGCCTACGCCGACGACCTCGCCAGGAAGGCCAGCAAAAGGCCCCTCGGTCAGTACGATCGATGCACCGACCGGGAAGTGCAGGGCGGCTGTCTCGCGACGGTTCCTGCCTTCCTGCCCGCGCTTCAGTCTGGCCTCGTGGGTGTCGTCGAAGACCAGATCAAACTCGGCCTGCCGCAGTGCCTCGACCTGGGCCTCTGGGATAGGCCAGGGCCGGCCGTCCAGCGAGAGGACGCCGCAGATCCCGTCGCAGGCCTTCAGACGCATCCAGTTCGGATCGTGCGCGCCAGCCGAGACGAAGATGTAGCCGCTGAAAAGGGCGAAGCGCCGAACGATAATCTTCTTGGTCCGGTGGTGGCGCAGTTCCCGCTTCATGCGCGGCAGGTAGAAGTTAAACCCGGCATCGCCGAGCGCGTGCTCGACAAGCGCCTCGTCTTGCCCCTCCGCCGGCACGAGAGGCCGGGCGCGGGCCGGCCGGGTGGCGCCAGCACGGAGATAAGCGACATACCAGTTCGAGGTCGTCATGGTGTTCAAGCTCCTGATGATCGAGAGGCCTCCCTCGTCGTCGAGCCCTGTCCAGTTTTGGGCAGGGGTCTTCCTCAAATTGAGGAAAAGGTCGTTCCGCAGATTTCCGCGGAATTCCGCGGAGCCCGTCCGCGATGTCACGGTCTGTCCGCGTGACATTGCGGACATGAAATGGCGGTGAACGTTGCATCGCCGTTGCAGGCTGCTGCGTTACGGGGCGTTACAGTAACGTTACGCGTAACGCTTGGTGGTGGTGACGTCACTGTGACGTCACGCTGTGACGGTCGTGCGTCTTAATTCAGACGCTTAAGACGCTTTCAGACGATGCGTCAGATTTCGAACCGACACTTAGAACGCGGCGGGCCTCGTCTCGGCCAGCAGCCGTCAGGCGAGCACTGCCGTTGCCCTGCACGGCCCATCTCTCGACTAGGCCGCGCTTCGCCAAGCTGGCTAGCGCGCGGGACGGGTTCAGAGGATATTCCAGGTCGGAGTATGAGACTTCCCGGCGCTGCCGAGGGCTGGACTTGGATCGCGCCAAGGCCCGGCCATAGCTCTCGAACAGGAGCGCTTCAGGATTGCCTCCTGCAGCCTGTTCTTTCCACCACTCCCGCGACTTGGCAATGGCCTCGGCACTAGCTGCAGCGCGAGCCTGCAGTGGCTGTGAAAGCTCGAAGCAGCGATCGGCGATGGCCCATACCCAGAACCGCCCGCGACCGCATTCTGCTTCTAGGGAGGCCAGTGCACGCAGCATCAAAGCTTGAGATCTACCTATACCTCTGGACATCGGCCCTCCGGTAAGTGTCGGATCAAGATTGCGACTTGCTCATTGGCCGGCGCGGCTAAGTGTCGGATCAACTTGACCGCACCGGATTCAATCAACCCGATAGCGGTCGCCGACTTGGCGCAGATATCGGCGACGCGATTCCGTCAGCTTCACCTGCGCTGGCCGCCAGTTCATAGGCGTGGCATAGACCCTCTCAGGCGGATCGACGCGATACCAGACCTTGTCGGACGCCATGAAGTATCGCGCCGGATCGCGCGGGTAGTGGCCGGCGATATCGTTGAACAGCAGCTCGGATACAGTGCCGTCCGGTCGGGCCTCGCACATCGGCCGCCAGGGGTTCTCTCGGTCGTATTCTTCGCGGGCGCGGCGTTCGTCTATCGTCATGCCGACCTCGCGAAAGTAGCGATCGACAGAACAACCGCCAGGATGGAAAGGACCGTCATAGCCATGTCGACGACGGTCGACCGAGCCATACCATCCGCGACGACAGCGAGCGCTGCACAGGTCAGGATGCCGCCTCCAAGGGCGTTGTGAAACCAGCTCATGCTGCGCGGCCTTTCTTGTGAGCCTCGCGGTGGTGCAGGCGACAGAGCCAGCGGACATTCATAGGCCGATCATAGTCGTCGTGATGGCCGTCGGCCGGCTCGGCGCCGCAGATATCGCAGGCGCAGCGCTGGATCAATCCTTTGCGGATGGCAGATCGGAGGGCGGCGTGCGCCCACATGGCTTTCGGGTTGCTGTTGTTCCAGCGCGCCTGGGAAGAAAGGGGCTTCGTAGGCTTATCTGTCATGCGAACGACCTCGGCAGTTCGGAACCGGTGGGGAAGCGGTTCCGCCAAAGGGGGAAACGGGACGAGTTAAGCGGGGTCGATTTCTCCATTTGGGGAAATGGACCGGGTTGAGAGCGCCCGATTTCCCCTTTCGGGGGAAACGGGCCAAAAAAAAGAAAGGGGCTGTAGAGAAGGGAAGGGAGGTCAAGCAGCACCGCCACGGTTCTGCAGCGACTGGCGCGCCACCTCGGCCTGCACTGCGTCGTGGAAGCTGCGCAGTTCGTTCTGGACGAGATCCTGCTGCAGGCCGATCCGATCGAGGCTGCGGCGCATGGATGCGACGACCTGCTTCCAGTAGAGGTCGGCATCATCGCCATGCTTGCCGGCCAGCAGCTGCGCCGTATGGCGGATCTTGGCGACGCGCTTGGTGACCGGGAACAGCAGCACCTCGCAGGAAGGCGAGACGAGTTTGAGCGGGTGATCGCTACGCTGCATCATGCGCCCCCTCCCTGGTAGATCTATATGTGTCCCTCTCAGTGGACTGTGAAATGCGCAGATTTGACCTGACAGTACCTTCAGATGGACTGTGACACCGTTTTTGACCTAGTTCAGGGGTGTCAGTGTCCCTCTCAATGGACTGTGTGTCCCTCTCAGTGGACTGTGTTTTGTTTTCCGACGGGGCTCGCCAACGCAGAAATTCCTTCGTCGGAAGCTGTCCGGAAACATCGCAGGGGTATTCGGTGAGCCGCCATTCGGTGGCGGCTCTATGCTTCACACTGAAGCCGCTGGCCTTCGTCTTGACGATGAAGCCCTTGGCGACGAGGACCGCTAGCGCTTTGGTCGCGGTTGTCTTGCTCTTCGTGTGAAGAGCGGCGGCGAGGTCTCGGCAGCCCAGACCGATGCGGCCGTTATTGCCGCCGTCGTATCGCCATTTCAGTTCCTCGTAAGCCACCTTCTCGGACGGCATGAGCGATTGATATGCTTCCGATCGATACATATAGCCGTCGATCATCAGGAACTTGCTTTTGCCTTTGCGCTTGTGCCTGCTGCTCATGCTGCCACCTTGAACACCAGGCCGCATTCGCGCTTGTCGCTGAGGTCAAATGCTTCCAGGGAGGCTTGCTGATAGGTGAGGCCGCTGTCGATTATGTAGAAGCGGCCCTCGGCGTCGACCCACTCCAGTCGCCAGACCAGCTGCCATTTTGATGCGGAGGGGTCTGGCGCATCGGTCGTGACCAAGAGGTACTCGCCGGCCATGTGGCGGTAATGGAGAATGTCTGCCATCAGGCGCCGCCTCCTACGAAACCGACTAAGCCCTGGCTGGAGAGATCGAGCCGGACGCGGTTGACCTCTCCCTGTGTCATGCAGGTGGTGGTCACCAGGGGCTGGCCCCGGCGACGGACGGTGACAGCCCAGCCGGCACCCCATCGCTCGACAACGAAGTGGGATTTGCTGGCGATGGCTTCAGGCACGTTGGGGAATTGGTCCTTGCGGGGGAGCACGTTCATTGCGGGCCTCCGCTTCGAGGGAGGCGGGGGCGGGGGACAATGCCCAGCGCGCGCTCTTCGGCGTCGAGCAGCTTCCAAGCGATGCGGAAAAGTATGCGGAGGCAGAGAAGGCGGATAAGGCTCATTGTACGAGCCCCCGCCGGATCAGCTCGGCCTTGAGAGCCCGCGCGTCCGCCTTTCGGTCGTGGCGCCACGCTCGCGCCAGCTTCAGCTTGTCGGGGCTGAGGGGATAGGGTTCGGACACATCAAGGCTTGTGACGGTGGCATCCCGGCCGTCTCTCCAGCCGCCCGGCATCAGAACAATTGCATGGCCTTCCGCGAAGACTTCGTCGACATGCGCCGCGGCGCGTTCCTGGGCGGTGCTCATGCGCCAGCTCCCTGATCCACCCAGAGGGCGGCGCCCTCAAGGTCAGTGAAGGACAGGACCGGGGTATCGTCCCGATAGAAGCAGATGACGAACAGCCGGCATGAATTGGTGCCGACGTCCCGCACGTCTATTGTCAGGCCGTGCTTCCCCGCGCGTGGCTTCAGCGCTTCTAATAGGTCGAGCTGTTCCGGCGGCCACAGTTTGTTGAGCGCTAGGTTTCTCATCGTGCCGGCCCCCTCGAAAGGTCATAGAGGGTGTCGCATAGCGTGTTCATCTTACGGGCCGCGTCGACCAACTCGGTCACGATGAACGCAAGCCCTTCGGCCCGCTCTTCGTCGACAGGGTCTTTCTCCATCAGCGCGTCGTAGAGGATCGCGGCGAGACCTCGGAGATTGCGCATGTGGGTCTCGTGGTCGGAGACCACGTCGAATAGAGCCCGATTGACGACCGGCAGCCCTCGGCGCGCGCTCATGCTGCCACCCCCGACCGCGCGCGGTGCAGTAGGGCAAACGTAGCCGTGTTGAAGGTGTCGATGTCGCGACCCAGTGCCAAGGTCATGTCGCGCGCAATAATCGAGAATGCCGCTGCGCGGCTGAGGTCCGTCCGGCTTGCCGGGCACTCGATGTTCAGCAGGTTCTCGACTAGAGCGTCCAGAAGCTGCGACAGGTTGTGCACGCCGCTATCGATATCGTCGAGAGTGGGGGCCGAGGCGCTCATGCTTCACCCCGCGCAGTCTTCAGCCGCAGTTCCAGCTCCTTCTGGATTTCGCCGATCTTATACTCGGCGAAGTGCAGGACGGTCTGGATCGCACCCTGATGATCCTTGTCCAGCAGCGCCTCGGCGGTCATCCAGGCGGCGAGGATGAGGCGGCGCAGGTCATCTGCGGTATCGGCGAGATTGAGGTCCGACTGACGGACCGGCCTTGCGCATCCTGGCGTGCGGGTGCTATCGCTATGTGCGTTCATTGCTGTTTCCTGGGAGGAAATTGCGGGACCATGGCTCGGCGAGATTGCAGTCTCGGCCGGGCCTTTTGCTTTTTGGGGTTTCATGCGGAAGCGGGGCGCGGTGACGCTCATGCGGCTTCCCCGGTGAAGAACGCGATCAGCTTCGAACGCTCGATCACCCAGCGGCTACCCACTTGTTTCGCGGGTAGTGCACCGCTCGACACCAGATAGAAGGTCTGGCGTTGAGAGCGGCCGATGATCTTAGCGATCGCCGCCACGCCCCAGACCAAGTCAATTTTATCTGCTTCCATCCATGGAGTTCCTTCGGTTGCAAATCAGGATGGCTGGTAGCCACCTGTTAACCATGGCTAACAGCCATGCTTGCGTCAAGCGCCTTTTTATGGCTGATAGCCATCATGAGCAAAAAGCCCACTGCCCAACCCCAAGACAAGTACGTGATGCGCATGCCTGACGGGATGCGAGAGGCGCTGAAGGCAGAAGCGTGGGCGAACAACCGTTCGTTGAACGCAGAAATCGTTCTTCGCCTCGAAGAGTTTGAAAGTCTTAAGCGGCGACTGGTTGAGACCGAGGCACAACTGGACCGAGCCTTCAAGCTCTATCAAGAACAGGCGGAAGATTTGTCCGAGCTTGTGAAGCTTGGGCCGGAGGGTGTGCTGTACGTCGCGCTTGATGCGAGAGGGTTCCCGATATCTTGGACCGAAGTAATGGCTCATATGAATGCGATCACGCGTGCGGGCCATTTCAACATCGACAAGATCGAAGCGAGGGTGTTTGACCCGAAGCTCGTCAACAGCGACGAGCGCGAGGCGGAATGGTGGGAAGTCGTCCAGCACTATCGCGCGCTAGCTGGGCACCCACCGCTTCCCGAAATCGAGGATGAAGAGCACGACCAAGCCGATGACGATGGCGCGGGTGAGGATTGACCCATGTCGATCCGCAAGCGCTCTTGGACCACCGCGAAGGGCGAAGACAAAACCGCCTGGGTCGTCGACTACTTCGATAGCGCGGGCGTTCGCCGGCTGAAAACCTTCACCAAGAAGAAGGACGCTGACACGTTTGCCGCGACGGCGAAGGTCGAGGTGCGGGATGGCGTCCACGTCGCCGACAGCGCCACCGTATCGGTCAAAGAGGCAGGCAAGCTTTGGCTCAAGGGGTGCGCCGCGGCTGGCCTGGAGCGTTCGACGACTGATCAGTACGAACAGCATGTTCGGCTTCACATAGATCCTATGATCGGTGAGACGAAGCTCTCCAAGATCACGGTGCCGAGCGTGCGCGCCTTCCAGGAACAGCTTCGAGACGCCGGCCGGTCAGCGGCGATGATCAAGCGTGTGACGGTCAGCCTGGGCAGCATCCTCTCAGATGCGCAGGAGAGGGGGCTTGTGGTCCGCAACGCCGTGCATGAGATGGCCAAGCGCCGCGGCGGTGCCGCCGGCAAGGCAGAGAAGCGTCAGAAGGCCCGGCTGCGGTATGGGGTGGATATTCCGACCATGGCGGAGATCCGGGCTATCCTGCAGGCTGCGGATGGGCGCTATCGCCCGTTCCTGATCACGGCCATTTTCACAGGCATGAGGGCATCGGAACTTCGCGGGCTGTCATGGGCCGATGTCGACCAGGCGAAGGGACAGATCCACGTCCGGCAGCGCGCCGACAAGTTCCATGCCATCGGCATGCCGAAATCAGACGCCGGCCAGCGGACGATCCCGATGACGCCGATGGTGGCCAACACGCTGAAGGAATGGCGCCTTGTTTGCCCCAAGGGTGATCTGGATCTCGTCTTTCCGAATGCGGTCGGCAACGTCGAATGGCATCAGAACATAATCCACCGGGGCCTCTGGCCAATCCTGATCAAGGCGGGGGTGGCTGTTCCGACTGGCAAGCTCGACGACGAGGGCAAGCCGATCCTGAAGGCCAAGTACACCGGGTTGCATGCATTGCGTCATTGGTTCGCGTCCTGGTGCATCAACAGCAAGGCCGACGGCGGGCTAGAGCTGTCTCCGAAGGCCGTCCAGGCGCGCATGGGGCATTCGTCGATAACGGTGACCTATGACACCTATGGCCACCTGTTTCCGGCTACGGATGAAGGGCAGGCGTTGGCCGATGCGGAAAGGCGTCTATTCGCAGCGAGTGCGACATAG